GCTCGAGAGTAACTTGGCACTGAATCACAGGCTATAATGAAAGGCTTGGACGCCGGTGTAGCTCAGTTGGTAGAGCAGCTCATTCGTAATGAGAAGGTCGAGGGTTCGATTCCTTTCTCCGGCACCAATTGAATCAATCACTTAGCCTCGGATGCACTCCGGGGCTTTGTTGTTTCTGGGGTCCGTACCTGCGCTGTACCGCCAGTGGTGCATGGTTTCGGGCTTGTTTGCCTTGCTTCCGGCCGGTTGAAGGGCTTGGGCAAAATGGATCCTGCAAAGCCATGACCACACAAGCCTTGCCCCACCATGCCTGCCCACTGTGCGGGGGTCCAAATGCTTGCGCGCCGGCTGCCAGTGGTGACCTGCAAATGCTTTGCTGGTGTCGCCAGGTGGCGTTCACACCCGAGTTGCTGGCCCGAGTGCCTGAATCTCAGCAGGGGCTGGCCTGCATCTGTGAGCGCTGTGCGCTGGGTGGCGCGCCCCAGGCCTATGCCTTGTAAGGGCGCCGCTCTGCCAACTGGGTGAAGGGCGCGCCGGATTCAAAATCCGGTCCCTATGCCCCAACGCCGCCCCCTTCGATCGTCGGCGCAAAACTGCGCCGACATGGGCGCCTTCAATCATGGTCGGATTTGAAATCGCACCAAATAGCCAAGTCGCGTTTGAAACGCGAGTTGGTTGGCCGGTGCCCGCAGATGCTCGGGGCTGGCCATGCCAGAGGGGCGCATTTCAAGTGCAACCCCAGGTGTCACTTGGGCGTGGTACACACCAAAAGGTCGGGTTTTGCCGTGCCCGTCATGGGGTCCGCTTCTTCTTTGGCGCCTTACCATTGGCCGCGGCTTTGGCCTTGCCTGCCTGGGTGGTGGGGCCGGTGGCCAGCCCCCCATGGAACTTGCAGCGGCCATTGCCATAGACCAGGGTGTGCCTGCAGGTGCCACCGGCCCGAGTCTTCGCGCCGCAGGCCAGCCCCTTGGCGGCCTCTTGGCCCAAGGGGGCGCGTTTCAAATCGCACCCTCCTACCGCCTTGAAGGCCATCACATCCGCCTCATGGGCGGCCAGGTGCTGCTTGAACAGCTGGCGCAGGCGAGCCGCTTCGTCCATGCCCGCCGCCCCTGCTCAGGCGAAGCGCACACCGTTGCGGTGCTGCATTTCGAAGATGGCCGCCATGTCACCGGTACCCAGCACGTCGATGATGCGGGCCGTGTAAGCCTCCGGGGTTTCGAGCACGTGGCGCCGCTCCCCCAGGAACTCCGCCGCGGCCAGTTCGAAGGTGGCGCGCATCCCCGTCAACTCGGTGAGCCCGTGCGCCTCCGTGGCTGCTGCCAACTCCTGGGCCTGCTTGACGTCACCAGCGGCAGCCATAGCCTCGGCCTTGGCCGCTGTCTCAAGCATCAGCGCGCCCAAGTGCTCGGACTTGGTACCCATGGCCGCCCATGCGTCCTTTAGGGACTGAAACTGTTCGATCGATACGGTTCTCATGTTGGTTTCCTTTGATTCAGAAGCTGCTCAGCAGGGTCTTGGGGGCCAGCCCCATGTTGGGGTCAAACATCGAACTGCCGGACTGAGGCTTGTTGGCCTCTCGCGCCTGGTGCATCGAGACGATGGACGCGACCTTTTTGCCGTCCATGTTCACCGTGGTGCTGACCTGCACCGGCTTGCTGCCACCGTTGCGCACGAAGGGCGAGCGGCCCCCGTCCAGTTCTGCAAGCTGGGCCTGCACGGCAGGGTCTTTGAGGCGTGAGGCGGTCTCGGGTGTGAACTTCACCCCTTCGCGCCCAAGAACCTTGCGAAGGCCACTGAGCTCGTATGTGATGGCAGTGATGCCCGCGGCGGCTGCAACGGCAACCACTGCAAGCCCTCCGAAGCCGCCGCCCAGCACCAAGGCAAGGCCACCAAAAGCCACCTTGGCCAGCATGATGGCGCCGCCAGCGGCTGCAGCGGTCGAGAGGATGCCAAACATGCCCACCAGGCCCTTGGTCACCAAGGGGAACTCTCGGGCGAAGTTAATCACCCCCTTCAGCACGGTGGTGAGACCTTCGACGGCACGAACCGCCAGAGGGAGCACCACCAGCCCCAGCTCTCGCAGGGTTTCCTCCCAGCGAGCGTGCAGATTTGCAAACTTGCTGTTTGGGTCGTTCTGCCAAGCCTTGATGGTCTCGGGTGCATCCATGGCCCCCTTCGTCAGCTTCGCCTCTCGAATGACCTGCAACAGCTGGGTGCTTAAGATCGACCCTTGGCTAGAGCCAGTGCGGTTTGAGATCAGGTCATTGGTGGTCTTGAGAATGTCGGCCTCGCTCGTCACACCCTTATTCGCAAGCGCTGGCAGGAAGACGGTGCGGAACCACTCTGGCGGGTTGGCTCGCAGCAGGTCACCGCCTGCCAGATCCTTCAGAACCATGGATTTCGATTTCTTGCCGCCCACTGCGCCATGGGTTTCCATGCTGACCTTGGCAAGCCCAAAGTCTTGAAGAAGCGCCATGGTCTTGGCTGGCGTGCGCCCCGCAATCAGGTTTTGATACAGGCTCATGAAGGCGGTGCCAGCCCGTGCACCACCTTGCTCTTGCATGACAAGCGCCATGTTCATGACGCCTTCATCGGAGAGGCCGCGAAACGCGGTACCGGCCTGCTGAGAAAAGGCCCCAAGGTCTTTGAAGTTGATGAAGCCGCCTGAGCCCGTGACCAGCTTCTGTGCGACGTTGAGATGACGCATGACTGTGGCGTCGTCATTCGTGCCGCCGCGGCGGTCGATGAATTGCATCAGCGAGCGAATGCTGCCCTCATCAAGTCTGTCGATCTTGCCGCCGAAGATGGCGCTGTTGGCCTGGTTGAGCTGGGCGAGCAGCGGCGCCATTTTCTTGGCGCGATCAAAGCCGCCGAAAAGGCCCACGGACTCGTGCATGGTCTGCATCAGCTCTTTGCCAGACACGCCCATCAGGTTGGCGCTCCGTGCGAACTGGTCGGCCTGCTTGTTGATGACGTCGCCCAGGTTCAAGGTCTTGAACTTCGTGAAGGCCAGTTCGTACTCTCGAGCGGCATCGATGGGGCCTTTGAACAGCGACAGGCCCAAGGCCCCCACGCCCAGCAAGGCACCGCCAATGAGGCCGCCTCGCTTGAGGCTTTCCAGCTTGCCCGCCATCTCGGCCAGCCCCTTGTTGACGCCACCCACCTCGCGGTTGGCATGGGTCAGGCCCTGGGTGATGGCCGACAGGCCAGATGAAACATGGTTGATGAGGGTGAGCCTCACGCCCACTTGGTACGCTTCGAAAGACATGACAGGAGATCTCCGGTTTTCGGGGTGGTGGTCAAGCCGCCTTCTTGGCGGGTTCGGTTGGCGGTGCGCTTTGCACCTTGGTGGGCGTCAGGGTGAGCTGGCGCACGATGTGGGCGAAGACTGCTGGCCCGGGGACTGACTTGGTGGTGGTGCTCATGGGTCAAAGTCCGTTGTCGTAGCTGCGGGCAGGTGCTGGAGCCGGGGCCGATGCGCTCACATCAGCCTCGCATTCCCCCCAGTGCTGAAAGGCCCCCTCAAAGCGCAAGGCCACCCGGCCCTTTTTGCCTTGGCGGTTCTTGGTGACGATGCACGCCACCAGCTCGGCGCCGCCCTCGAGCTTGCCTTTCGGGTGAAGCATCATCACCACGTCGGCGTCTTCCTCGATGGCGCCCGATTCTTTGAGGTCGGACAGGTTGGGCTCGCGTTCTTCCTTGGTCACGCCCCGATTGATCTGACTGAGCACCAAGACGCACACATCCAACTCCTTGGCCAGCACCTTCAGGCCCCGGCTGATCTCTTCGATCTGGTGGTGCCGGCTGACCTTGTTGTTCGATGGCGCGCACAGCTGCAGGTAGTCCAGCACCAGCAGATCCAGGCCGCTGCGGTGCTTGGCCATCTGCGCCTTGGCGCGAATGGCCATCAGGCTGAGACCCGGCTGGTCGTCAATGTCCAGATTCGCGGCCGTTGGGCGGTCTATGGCCTCGGTGACCTTGCCCCAGTCATTGGACTCGGGCGAAATGCCGGCGGCCAGGGTGTCCAGGGGGATGCGAGCCAGGTTTGCCGTGATGCGGTCTGTGAGGTCGCCGCGCGGCATTTCTTGGGACAGCACCAACACCTTGTGCTCATCGGCGGCCACGTTCAGGGCGATCTGCACCGCAAGCGAAGTTTTGCCAACGCTGGGGCGAGCGGCCAGCACCACCACCCGGCCACGCTGCAGACCACCGCCAAGCCCCCTATCCAGTCGCGGGAGACGCGTTCTCATGCCGGGGGTTGCTACCCCCTTGCCCATGTCTTCCCAGTGGCTGGTGCGGGTCACCATCGATTCGCGCAGGCTTACGGCTTGTTGGCTGGCCTTGTGACGCTGCAGCGCCATCAGGGCGGACATGGCCTGATCCAGCAGGGCAGCCGGTTCGCCATCCTCGCGGGCAAGGGCCTGCACCTCATCGCCCACGGCCAGCAGGGCGCGCCGCTGGGCCTTGTCGACCACGATCTGCGCATAGCGCTGGATGTTCGTCGCGCTGGGCACCGACTGGGCCAGGTCGTTCAGGTACTTCAGGCCGCCGCACTGCTCCGCCTTGCTGCCCAGGGCTTCGGCGCACGTGAGCACATCGGCCGGCTTGTTGGCGACGATCTGCCCGTACAGCGCCACCCAGATCGTGCGGTGGGCCTCATGGTAGAAATCTTCGGCTTTGAGGCCCACGTCTGCCAGGCGCCAGGCGCTGCGGTTGTCCAGCAGCAGGGCACCAAGCACCGACTGCTCGGCCTCTTGGCTCCAGGGGATGCTTGGGCTTTGCACTTGATCGATGGTCATGCTGCTCCCCGGTTCGTGTATTTGCCTTCGATCACACCGGTGAAGCCCTTGGGGGTGGTCAGGAAATCGAAATCAGCGCGCCAACCCTCATGCCCGGCCTTTCGCTCTGTTCGGCCGGTGAGGAAATCGCTGGCTGCCACCGCTTCGAAGAACTTACGGAACCAGGCCAGCCCCTCCACTTCGGTCTTCCATCCTTTGGCCTTGGCCATCTCGTTCCATCGTGCCCTGAGCTTTGTCTGGCGCTCCGGGCCCCAAACCTTGACGGCTGGCAGTTCTGGGCACAGCTCGGCATAGAGGTCTTTGATGTGCTCTTGTGGGCAGGCAAGGCGGGGCGATTGCTTTGCAATGCCAGTCAGCGAAGCTGACACATTCAATTCCTGCTCCTGCTCCTGCTCCTGTTCCTGTTCCTGTATAGGCATAGGCTTGGCGAAGGCTTGCGGTAAGGCTTCACCAAAGCCTTGGCTTAAGCCTTTTGCAAAGCCACCGGCTCCAGCAATGACGCGGGTTTTCAGCCCACACTCGGGCAGCAGGTCTATGGCGCTGACCCATGCTTTGACCACGTTTGGCGACTCGGGCGGGTTGTACTTGAGGAAGTTGGGGAGGGCCACCAAGCAAGCCTTCTTGTCATGCTCAGCCATACCCTTCGACAACACTTCCGCGAAGGCTTCCCGGAAGGCTTCGGGCTCCCAGGCTAGTTCCTCCGCAAGCCCCGATGGGGTTGCACGCATGGCGCCAAGTGCGGTCATGTTCGGATGCGAGAGCAACATGAAGAAGACCAGCTTGGCTTGGTCAGACAACGCACGAAACTTCGCGTCGTTCCAGATTCGAGGGTCGATTTTTCGGTATTTGGCCATCAACCTCCCCCAATCTTGCGCAACAAGGTGCGGGCTGTGCGCAGGTCCGGCACCGTGCGATGCATTCCCCAAGCAGGGATGGTCAGATACAGCTTCTCGCCATCAAGTTGATACATGCGCCAGCCCTTTGCCGCAAAGGCGCGTTCAAGGCGGTTGAACTCGGTCAAGCTGGAGCCGAGCTGGTGGAGCTTGGCTGTGTCGCTCATGTGCACACCTCCGGCGAAGCATGGCGGGCCAGGAAGTAGCGGCCGACACGGTGCAAGACGCCGGCCTCCGTTTCCACTTGGTCCCATGTCAGTTCAATGGGGTGGCCAGCCTTGACCAGATCCAGCTTTCTGGCGCGGCAGTCGTAGAGGTCGAGGTGGCGGCTGGCTTCGAAGGTCGTGACGGACCCCAAGCGCTCAATGGCAGCAAGAAGGCGGGAGCGCTGGGCCTTGCCCGTGGTGCCGGGGATGCTGTCGCGGATGGCGTGGAGCTGTGCCACGCGGTCGTGTGAGGGCTTCATGTCAGGCCCCCAGCAAGCCCTTGATTTCAGCGACGGGCCAGGCCAGGCGGCCATGGACACGAAGAGGTGAAATCGGGCCTTTGCCGGACTTGCTGGCCCAGATACGCAGCGTCTGTTGTGAGCGGTTCAGGTAGTACGCGGCGGCGGCCGTGTCCACCGTCGGGCGGGTGATGTGTTCCAGCGGTGGGAACGTTTCAGCGGTCGCACCTTGTTGGGCTTCAAAGCTGTGATGGGCTGCGGCTTGCATGTGGGAATCTCCAAACATCGATGAATGCCGATGTATGAAGGCCCATTGTTCTCATGCGTGGTTTGCCGTCACCGAGCATTAAATCCTCATTTTTTGGTTTGACGTTTGCGGGCGAAGCCCATTGCTCTTTTGCCACGCCGAAAGGCGTTGTAGACCGACTCGGGGTCCGGCTCGTATTTCGTTGCCAGTCCACTGAATGGCCCCGGGAGTCCGGCCAATTGAAGAGCTTCGGCGTCCTTGCGAATGAGTGCATCAGCTTTGAGTGCGGCGTCTCGTTCGCTCATGGGTGCCCCCCCGCTGCGCATTGATGCGGTCACTTCCTCCATGGCTGCTCTGAATAGGTATTCCTCGTAGGTGCCAGTGGAATCTTTCCGGGGGCGGCCACGCCTGCCCTTTGGCTTTGGCGCTTTCAGACGAGCGATTTCTGCAAGCGCTGCGTTCAGGGCGTTGCTCAAACGCGCATTCTCTGGCCCGAGAACCATCAGGTCGCGCCTCAGCAGCCAGACCTCTGCGCGCAGCTCTTCAATCTCGCTTCCCGACTGCTCGGCGCTGTCGTCGCCCTCATTTACCCTTTGGGCCATTGGATGGGCCTTCACGCACCGCCCTGTGCTTTGACCCCGGCGGCGCCCATTGGCTGCTGAGCACAAGGTGAGAGAACGAGGGTCAGGCGCGGCCGCTTGGCCTCGCTTCCGTTCGTTCTCATGGCATTGGCGGCCGCCAGATCAAGCAGGCTTACCGGGCGCGGCTGGCGTGCCCATGCTTCCCTTTGCGCTTCGGCTTCGGTGTTGCGCCTCGCCTCCTCTTCCGGTGAAATCTGGACAAGGATCTCGAAGCGCTGACCATGCTTGGTAATTTCCTTTGCTCCCGCGATGGCGCGCACTCTGGACTTGGTAAACGATCCATCTGGCATGAACCTCGCGCAGGTCTTGGGCAAACCTGGGGCACCGGGGAGCTGATCTTTTGACACCAGCCCAGCGGCAATCAATGCCTCGGCCTTCCCAGCGTAGGCAGTGCCAAAGCTTTGGCAGGTCGTTCTCACCCCTGGTGCATGGTGCAGCCATTGGATTTCAAGGTGGCGCCCAGGGTAGGTGATGCGGGCATGAAAGGTGGCCTCCCCTTGGTCGTTTGGACTGGCTGCGGTGATCTTGCAAGGCAAGCCGCGCGGGTCGATGGTGAGCAATCCATACCGTCCGCTCTTGTCTGTGGGGAAAGCCTGGTCAGCCCCAAGGCCAAGGCCCTGCAAAGCCTCTCGGGTACCGTGGAAGTACTCGCCATAACAATCGAGGTGCATCGATACCCCGGGCGGCTTCGATGCTTGGGGGGGCGCTCTGAGAAAGCCGGCCGCCTCAAGGGCTTGTTTGTGGCGGCACTCGGCTTGCCTGTGGTCCGCCAGTTCATCCCGCAGCCTTGCCCGCGTCGCGCGAGCAAGCTCGGCGTCTGACATTCGAAGGTGCCCGGAAATTTCATGGATACCTTGCTGCACAGTCTTCAACAGCTTGAGGGTCAGTCCGTGCCCGTGCGGTGCCTTCTCGATGTATTCGTCCTTCAAGTACGCCGGGGGCGCCTTGCGGTGTGCGTCGAGGTCGATCAGCGATGTATGCTCAGTTCTAGCCATGGTGCGCGGTCCTTTCGTGGTTGTGTGCATTGTGGTCAGGGGCTGCCTGGTGTTCCACCACCTTGCGGCCCCGCTTTGCCTGAGTCCGTCAGGCGGCGGCTTGAACCTTGGGCGCCCGCTGCACATTCAGCGGGGTGTCCTTCAGGCGTTGCTCGGTCTGCCACATGTCATGGGCGCTTTGCTCTGCCAGCCACACACGGGCATCGCCTCCGCGCTCTTTGCCCAGCCAAGCCTCAATCCGCAGGGCCATTTCTGGGGAGATGGCAGCGCGGCCATTGAGCACGCGAGACAGCGCCACGCGAGACACGCCAAGCTGCTCGGCGGCCTGGGTCACGTTCAGACCCAGGGCAGGCAGCACGTCATCGCGCAGGGTCAGGCCTGGGTGGGGTGGGTTGAACTGGTGGCGCATGACCGCAGCTCAGTTGTGTACCGGGGCCTGCCGTGTCACCGCCAGGTGAAGGCCTGAGGCGCCAAGCACTGCTAGCAATGTCTTGATGGTTGGATTGCCTCTTGGCGACAGGGCGCGGTAAAGGCTCTCGCGTGGGATGCCCGCACGCTCGGCCACGGCGGCCATGCCCTGAGCTTCGGCAATGTGGCGCAGGGCCGCCAGCAGTGCCGCTTGCCCGCCTGGCTCTCCTGCCTCGTCCAGCGCGGCCGACAAGTAGTCATCTGCAAACGCGGGGTCTGCCTTGAGCATCTCCGCCACGGCTTCGTCGTGCGGGCGGCTTGCAGGGGTCTTGGTGGTTTTCATTTTTGAAGCCTTCGCTGTTGCCAGTCTTTCCAGTGTGTCAGGGCGGTTTCGATGTCAGCCTGTTGTTTGCGTTTGTCGCCTCCAGCTAGCAGCAAGATGAACCGTTTGCCTGCCTGGGCGTAGTACACGCGGTAGCCAGGTCCCCAATCAATCCGCAACTCCCACACGCCCTCAGAAATGGGTTTGCAGTCTCCGAAATTGCCTGCTGCCATTCGGCCTACCCGCACGAGGACACGTGCCCTTGCTTGGCGGTCGGCCAGTTCTGCCAGCCATTGCGCGTAGGGGTCATGCCCGTCTGCGGTCAGATAGTCTTGGACGTCGAACATTGTTTTGTGAATTATGCGTTACAGATGTGGGGGCGGTCAACTGGCCACCAGTTGCAGCTTCCCTGGCACAGCCTTGTCGCCAAACTGCACCCCGGCCAGCCCCAGCACGTGGGCCTCAATCTGAGCAAGGAAGGGGCGCAGCGCATCCACACTGCGGGGCCGGTAGCCCTCGGCCGTGGCGCTGGGTTTGTGGCCCATCACCTGGGCAATGGCACCAGCCGGTGCACCTGCGGCCTCACCCAGCAGCGAGAACGA